CTCCAGGGCGTCGTCGCCCATGGTGGCGCACCACTCGGCGCCAAGCATGTATGAGACCATCGCACGCATGCGAGAGTTGGAGGACGACGTCAGGTATGAACCCGACTTCATGATCCCCGGAAGGAATTGCTCATACATCTCCCCGTTAGAGGTGATGAAGAGCGACATCCGGAGGCATGACAAACGTCCTCCCAACACTCGGGCGAAGCACCCATCGGGATCCGCCCCCGAGAGTGCAATCCTCGCCTTAAAGTCCAGTTCAAACATCCACGACTGGACCGTCCAATCCCACCCGGAAACGTCGGTATACATCACTTTTCCGTCGGCGCCTTTGCAAGCGCTGACGTAGTCAATGAGTTGTCCGACCATCTGCTTGGTGAAGCCGATGCCGGGTTTGGACGGCGTGGTCGTCCACTGAGCGATCTCCGTCTCGTTCTGCATGTTGCACAGCAGACGCTCGATGACCTCGTCAATCACGGATATGGAAGCGATGAGACGCAACCTACCGGTCTTAACTTTGCTCAGGGGATGGGGCTCGTTCTTGATGAAGACTCGAACCCCGTCGGTGAGGCCCTTGCGGACCAACTCCCTGGCACTTAGCCCGTGCCACCTCGCTGAGTTGAGCAAGTCTAGGCGTGCGAGGACGGCGTCAACTATAAGCTGCTCACCGTGCTCGCGGGCCGAGGCCTTGGAGTTGAACAGAGCCCCGAGTGGGAACCCAGGGCTACTGTCCCCCTTGACCTGGGACAATGCGTGTCGGACCATGTCGGCCGTGACCCCCAGCTCGAGTTTATGCTCAAAGCCGGGGGGCACGGGCGAACGCGGATAGGTGTCCATCACCTTCTTCAACGCGTGTTGCACGGCCCCTCGTGTTGGTCTAGGAGCCCACTTGAACCGCGAGGATTGGTACAATAAAGACTTCACCTCGGCGGCCGAGCTCCTGTCCGGCCACTCCAACTCCTTCAGGACCCCGTACTTCACCCTAGCCGCTTTCACTGCGGGAGTGATTTTGGCGGGGTTGACGTTTTGGGGTCGGAGAGCTGCTGCTCTCCCGACTCTGCGGAGGCCAATCTCTTGGCCTTCCGCCGCGCCTTCGAGCCCGGCTTTCTGGCCGGGGGTTTGTTCGAGGGCGTCGCAGTCCCATCGGAAGTCTGAGAGGGTGTACAGGACTTGGAGGGCTTCAGCACTGCCTGTGACGTGCTTAACCCTTTTACCTGCGTATCCCCCTCGGGCTGGGAAAGATCCATGACAAATGGATCCTGGGCCTGGTCAGGACCCTGCTTGGGTGCCGTCAACAGATTCATGGCTAGAATCTCGTCCGACGGCAACGTAACCCTGGATG